TGGCATTATTCGCTTCCCTTCTTGCCGTGCTTGGCTATTACTCGTTCACGTACTTCGTTGATCAGCTTGGGCTTTCGCTTGACCTTCTCTCGGGTCTCAGGTTCCGTTGCCAGTATCCCCCTAACATAGTTGTCGCAGATGTCTGAAGCCAAGACCTTTCTCTTGGGCTTCTGTGGCGGGGACTGATAATTCACTGATCCTGTGCTGGAAAGTCCCTTCGCCTTGCAGGCCGCTATTACGTCATCTCGGCCAGATACCCACGCCATTGGGTCATTCGGCTTGCCAAGCCCACCCTTGTACACCTTGCCCTGAGTGGAAATCCCCGCCTTCTTGGCTGCGTCATGAAGGCCCTCAGCATTTTTTAAGAACATGCTGTCAGCCCAGCTATGCGTTCCCTCTAAAAAAGCCCTGTCTGTTCCCAGTGCGCCCGGTGGACGGCGCTGGGCCAGCATTGCGGCGAACCCCGACTTATTGCCATCCTCAATTAGCTGGTCATAAAAGTCGACACAGCCCAGTCGCTCACATTCGGCCCGATGCCTATCTTGGTGCGGATCTGTCATTATTCGTTCTCCCCTGCACCTTTCTCACGCATGAACCTCATCTGTAACTGGTGAGATTCCTCGGACTGCTTGACCTCCTGCTGATGCTTCTCCTGATCCTGCTGCAACTCCTGCTGGTGGGCAGCGGCATCCTCCTGACGATCCTGCTGCTTTAAGCCAGACTCGGATTGCTTGAGTTGTATGTCAGTCTGCTTCTCCTGCATCTCAAGCTGCTTCATCTGCATATCCATCTGCATCCCAACCTGTTTCATCTGGGCCTCAATCTGCTCAGGGCTGGGGCCCTCTTGCGGTGGCGGAGGAGGCGGCGGTTGAACCATGTACCTTGCGGGATCAAGGTCGTTGGCTTTGGACCAGTCCTCGATCAATGCGTTGTATGGGTCCATCATCCCCTGCATGGCAAACTGCTGAAGCGTTGGCATAGCAATCTGTGCGAACTCGTTAAGCTGACGTACCCGGTTGACCTTATTCGGCTTGCGGGCCGTGCCTGCCTCAATCCGGTAGTCATAGTCGCGGATCGTCTGCTCAAAATCCTGAGTCTTGATCTGCGTGTCCCAGATGTGGGCACCCATCTTGCCAAGCACCGGCTTTATCTCTTCGCCGGTCAGCATCCACTCGGCAGCCTCCATCTCCTTCATCGCAGCCTGACCGAGCCAGTCCTCTACCCGGCTCGACATGTCGTCCGGCCTGACGCTCACATTGTTGCTGCGAACCTCGGCTTCCGTGGCACTTCTCATCTGTGTGGGCCCAGATAAGCCGTATACAAGCTCAGTCAGTCCAGTTCTCTTGTCGATCATGTCCAGCACCTGCCGGACCATGTTCCAAATTTCCACGTTGAACGACGGGGCATCGAGAAAAGAAACAACGTCTTTGACGCTACGACCGAATATCTCGCTGATCTCGATGTGCGTGTAGGGACCAAGACCAGACTTGATCTGGTCCTGAATCTCCGCACCGGCTGCCTTGGCTATGGCCACATACGTGGTGCTTGACGCTGCTACCTTGTCTGCCAAGAAACTCATGCACCAGTTGACAAACCGCAGTTCCCCGATGGCTGGCTTGATCATGCTGATCGGCCAAACTTCCTTGGGCTTGTCATGGAAGTGAAGCCGGGAAAACGGCCAGCCGCCATCAGTCCAGAAGGGGATAGGCCACTGGGCTCTGGAGAATACAGTCTCGAAGTCCTCCTCCTCCAACGCCTCTGAGGGGAGGTTGAGCGGGAAGGGGATGTCCTCGGAGATAGCAAGGTAACAGAAGTCTCCTAGCTGGGCCCAGTCATACCCCTTCTTGGTTTCCCGGGAGTCGCTGTTCCTCAACCTGTCGCCAAAGCCAGCCTTGGAGTACACCTGCCAATACTCAAGCAGGTCAAACGTCTCGCCGAGCCTCTTCTCCTTGCTCGTCTTTTTCCGCCCCGCTGAATATGTGCCACCTTGGCTGTGCAGGGACTCAAGCGTTCCCGTGAGCTTTCCTTCCAGACCGAAGATCCGCTCCACCTGCCACACGGGGTGCACGACCTTGCGGGCTACCCATTGAATGTCTTCCCAGTATTCGGCGTCAGGATCAATTACCAGATCGTCTACCGATACAAAGTAGCTCTTGGGATACCGTGTCAGAGAACCCTTCGGCTGATACATCTCCGTCCACAATAAGCTCATGCCCTTGATGATCGCCTCGTTGATCCCAAGTCTGGCCTGCGTCTTCTTGTCCGCCTCAAACTGCAACCAGTTGAGATAGTGCTCCTTGAGGCTGGCGTGGCACCGACTCACCTCCTTCTCCGTCTTCTCCTCGTCCTCAAACATCTGCCAGTATTGGGCATGGGCTGGCTGGCTGGGATCAAGCCCGATGGCCTCAGGAGTGATCGTGGGACTCATTCGGGGACTGACCTGAATTCGAGGGTTCCGGTGATACAGCACCGGGCCAAATAGGGCCACAGCCTCAAACACACGATTGACAGTCATCCGAAAAGTGGGGAGGGCCCCCTGTGCTTCCTTGTCCAGAAAGCCCCCCGGGGACTTCGCGTAAGCCCCTTTCCACATCCAGTCATGAGAGCCGTCAAAAAACTTCATCGCCTCCTCGGCATACTTGCCGAAGCGGTCATGCTTCTGTTTCTTGGCGTCCTTGATCTTCTGCATCCACTGAGCGCATATCGCGTTCATTGGGTGCGTTCCATCATTAAGATTGAGCGGCATTTAGCTCTCCTTAGACTGGATGGCTTCTTCCAGCCACCCGCGTTTGGGATTGCCCTTGAACTTAATGCCAAGCTCAATCGCCTTGTCTCTCAGGGTACGATAGGAGCCAAGGCCCTTCTTGTCGTCCATCACATCCTCAATCCGTGCCAGACGATTCTTCAGGTCCTCTCTCTCCTCCACTTCCCTCTTGTGGTGGTCAGTATAGTCCCACGCGCCGTTTTCACGGTGGTCGGAATTGATTTTCAGCTTCGGATCTCCCAAGTGCCTGACAGCATCATAGATCGCGCCGTCAGCCGTCCTGAGCATTAGGTTCCTGCCAGAGCGAGAGATGCGGATAACAAAACCCATTCTGGGAACGGAGTTGTCCCGCCTTCCATTGGGGAAAAAGGCCACCGGCGTCCCCTCGCTGATTATCGGCATTTCAAAGTCCATTTCCAGTAACTCCGTAACGCTCTCCATAACTATTCTCCCGTAGGCCCAAGGTTGATATAAGTCGAGGCTGGCCCTCCACCTCTCATTACTGTGTTCATCCGGCTTTGAGATGCTCGCCGCTTCCGCTCTCCCAGTATCATCGCCACTCGGCTCTTGTTGACGACGTTCGATTTTGGCTTCACGTATTTTAGCCCATGAGCCACAGCATATTCTAGCGTTTCTATCGCGTGACAGTTAGACCTGCGATTGCCCTCGTCCTGTATGTATCCATTGACGACCTTCTTCTTGAACCGGGAAAACTCCCGGCACAGGTTGGGGCACTTCTCTGTCACGACCAGCATCTTTGGAGAACCATCAGACTGGATGGACAACCACTCCCTCATCTTGATCTCACGGCCTGACACATCATCGCTGCCGGGTATGAAGTTGTGACCCGTCTCAACACTGTACACCCGCCTCTTCTCCAACTCTGATGAGTATTGCCTGCGGGGGAGCAGGCCACTTCCAATGTCCCTTAATCGGCCACCGTGAGCATCAATAATAAACGACTGGAATGACTGGCCATTGGCCTTTACTCCCACGTACTCACCAAACTTCGTGGCGGTGCACTGCTGAATGTACAGCTCGTCATACACCACCGTCTGGGACCCAATGTGCGGCGGGGGCACGGCATGGAATGTTACCGCGCACACAGCGTGCCCGGGATCTACCACCATGTAACGGCACCAGTCGAGGGGAGGGACACCCTTGTTCTCAGTGATGATTTTCTGAACCTGCGTCCGTGGCTGCGACTGTCGGATTGCCCCATGAAGATCCTTGGAAAATGTGGGATACATCAGGATGCTGTCTGTAACCATCTCGCCGAGGGCACGCTTGCGATATTCATCCTCGCCTCGCTTCCGCCACCGCTTGATGTTCTCCTGCTTGACCTGCTCAGGCATAAACGGGTTGTCGAATATCGTCGCCCTGATTACTACCGTACTGGGATGCTCGTCCTTGATCTCATCCTCTGCCCGCTCAGAGAGATTTATCAGGGCGTCATTCTTTGAGTGCGGCAGGGCAGACCAGCGGATCTTGCCATCACGCATCGAAAGCCGGGCGATCATCTCGTCATACCACTCAGGTCGCTCCAGATCCTCGTCGATGTGCACAAGGTCTGCCTGAAACCCTTGTGTCGGTTCACCCTTGCTACCCATCGCATAGATTACCCAGCCGTTGTGAAGCTCACATATCTCAAAAACATGCTGGGCTCTCTTCTTCCAAGCAAAGTTCTTGATGTACCTCGGGGGAATCAGTGGGGGTGCTGGCTTGGTCTCGTCCTGACGGGCCCAATCATCCTTCTCCCATGGATGCCACGCCCGCCACTCGTTGGTTACGGCATCCTTGATAATCTTGAATGCCCCGGCCCGGAACAGGTACTTGTGAATCACCCTGCCGATATGGCCCTCGTCCATTCCAAGACAGACCATTACCCCGTTCTCCTCCGGGTACTTGCCGTGCGGATCTTGTCCGGTGGCTGCCCGGGCATCCTCCACAAAAGCCGCGAGACTTTTGCCGACTTGATTCCCGGCCTGAAGAAGAACCTCCTTCGCCTTGCTGGAATGAAACCGCTCCTGAAAGGGCAGGGGTTCATACAGGCGCAAAGCCTCCAGTCGGCGACGGGATCTCTCTGCGTAGAGACGCCGCATCTCCTTCTTCTGCTGCTCTGTTACACCACCTTGGTATGCGACCTCAGGTATCTGAATCGCTTCCTGCGGTGGCTTCTTCTTCTTTGCCATGGGATTCCAAACGTCTAGGGGTCAGGAGGATCAGCTTGCGGGCTGTCTCCTCAATTTCCCGATCCAAGTCTTCGTCCGTGATCTCTTCTAGGCTCTTCTGGGCTGCTCCGGATTCACTCACCTTTACGTTGAGTCTGAGGATAGTGTCGAGCATCCTCTGACGAGTGGAAGATCCTAAAGAGGTTGACAGGAAATTGGCCATGAAGTGCTGTGCAAACCCTCCGGGGCCCCCAAACACTTCGATCAACCTCTGGAAGGTCTCCGCCATGTGGGGAATGTCACTGCCACCCTTGGTCAGGTTGCCCAGTAGGGTAATGCCCTCCTTCTCTAGGGCCATGATCCGGGCATCAATCAGTTCATTCTCCTTCTCCTTCTTGTCCTCAATACGGCACATCTTGCACACCTTCCGGTAGCCGTCCGGCTGGTGGCCGTCCTTGTGCCAATACTCTTCGCCCAGCGGGTATGTGACCCCGCAATTATTGCACTGCTTCTCGTTCATGCTGCTTCTTGTTAAATGGGATGAATTCATTGATAGGAAGATGCACCACCGGCTCCATGTCCTGCCAGTCGCCTCTGTCTTTTCTTCCGCCCCACCGCACCTCGATAAGTTCCCGCGCCTCAGGGAAGACAGGGAACCAGAGATCAGTATCAGTGAACCTCACGGCCAGATTGCACCGCAGGCTTGGGGCTGACTGCTGGAGGCTCAGTAGTGCCTCCCACTTACCCAAAGACAGGATCAGGGTCTTGTATTTCGTGGATTGGACGCCCCGGCATTTCAGCTCAGTAAACCCAACCACCTTGCCATTCTGAGTAACGGCGTAATCCACCCGGTAGGAGATGGGGAGCTTGTTCAGGATCTTCCCTGTCCAATGCTCAATGTCCCGGCGAAACCCATCTTCCCGGGTCCAAGATGCCTCGTCTTCGTATATCGGTCGTGCCATTGCTTTCCTCCATGTGGCTCATTCAATCCATTAAAAAACGCTGCCGGGTTCCCCGAAAGGAAGCCCGGCAGCGCACCCAAGATCCCGTGTTGCATGGCTGCGCAGCCGGGTGTCCGGTCTTAGTAAGGGACGTGCAGGTGAACTAAACCTGCGTTATTGTCACTTATCGCATCGACCGCAACGCCCATGATGTTGCCGATGTGAGCAGCCGTGGCAGCCATGAGATGGCCGTCAGTGCCTGCATCTGCAACAACCGGGGCACCCACAGCGATGCCACCTTCAGCATAAATTGGCACAACCCCGCCGATAATCAACCAAAAAAGGTCGTCATCTGCGACAGTGGTTGTCCCAAGCTCAGGATCACCAACACCAGCCCAGTCGCCTTCAGTAATGCTTGCACCTGCGCAAGCACCGGCAGCCACTCGTCCAGTAGAGGAATCCACATCAAAGCTAAGAGCTAGACCATAAGTAGCAGCAGCTACGGTTAAGGCCGAGCCTTTGGTGTTACGACAGCATACGGCCCGAAGCGATTGGCCACTGCGGCGGCTTTTGCCGCCACGGAGGGTGGGCGTGCGATCAACGTCGGGGAATTCAAAGACAGCACCACACCAATGGGTATTGGTCAGGTTGCCGTCGCTGTCAGTCCCCGAGAGCGTTTCGCCCAAGTCAAAAGGAGGATCAACGTACTTCATTTTCTTTTCCTTTCAAGAAAAGGGACTATGCAAGCGCTTGCAACTTGAAGAAGTTCCTCGGTGAGGAGAACTTCATGTTGGAGAGCGTGCTAACAACGGCATTGAACGACTGCGAGTGGATGTCGTACTCAGGACCTTCACTGCGGAGCAGGGAATCGTCCATCGACTTCAGCTCGATGTTGTCGTAGTTCAAACCATAACCAACGCCACTGGCAATAGCGGCTTCCCAGCTCACTTCCACACCGTCGAAGTTCAAGACGTTCTTGAAACCGAGGGCACGGAGATTGTGCTCACTGGAAATCTGAATGCGCTCATTGTCATCAAGCAGGTTCAACAGATCCGTGTAAAGGTCACGAGCCAACAGGATGTTGGTAATCTGACCATTCTTGGAAGTGTTTCGCTGCGAGTTGATGATCGCGTAACGCATCGCTTCGTCGCCCTGCTTCGCCCATGTGTCAGCAGAACCACCGAACTTGCTGGTCGTGTAGTTGACCACAAGCGGGAGCCAGAAATCAAATTCTGAATCCGCAATGCCGTCAGGCCACACCAAACCAGATTCCTCGTCACCACCGTAGTAGCCCGGCGTTGTCAGCAGGCCAGCGTAGGTAACGCTTTCCGGATAACCGACGTAATCAGCGGCATTGGCTGTACGACCGGAGTTTGCACCAGAGGTGTCAGTCGTATCGAACGTCTTGCTGATGGTGCCGAACAAGGACTCCAGCCCGTGCCACGATTGCTCGTTGCCACTGGCTGCGCCATTGACGTAATACTCACCGCCGAGGCCCTCAGTGATGCTCGTCTCAAGACGCTCGACAAAGTTGTCGAATACCTTGATGACGCCCTCTGGGCCACGGTTCGAGCGGAACTCACGGTAGTACATGGTGTCCGCGACTTGGTAGCCACGATACTCCAGATTCGCCGTCTTCCACAGATTCCGTCGTGAAAAGTTGCGTGCAGTTTCCCCAGTGTTACCCTCGATCTTGTGCAAACGATACTGCACGGGCCAATCGAAGCCTTCACCACTATTGTTGTAGTTCACTCGACCGGCAGCTTCGAGCAAGGCACCCATCTGGAAATTGCGGAGCATAGACTCCTCAACTTCTCGAATGTGCTTTGCAAGAGTAGTTGCACTGGTACGGGCAAATGCTACAGGATTAAAACCTTTGTAGGCCATTTCTGTACCCCTCTTCTAAGGACTAAAACAAACCGTCTTCCAACGCCTGCTGGCGTAACTTGTCACCCGCACTCAGCCGTGAGTTTTGGGTCGTCGGGGTCTCGGGTCGGGGTATACTTCCACCTGCGGAGGGCACATGCTCGGCTCCCCTCTGAAGGTGATCCATGTTTCGTTGCAGTGTCTGTTGTTGCGAACTGACCTGCTGCTGCTGCCCGTACATCCTCTGCGTTGCGATGTCTCCGGCGTACATCCTTGTAGCAAGCTGCCACAGTTGCTGGGGATCATGTATCCCCGACTCTCTCAAGTGGTTAATGTAATTTGTAACAGCTTGGCCTTCCTGTGATAACACCAAGTTGCCACTTACATCCTGTACATGCTGGCCTGACCGAGCGTCCTTCTGGTACACCCAGTCGGCATTCCGCTCGTGGATCTGCTGTACTGCCTGCTGTTTCGTCGCTTCCTGCTGATAGGACTGCTGCCACTTCATCACAGCCCCGTAGCGGTCGGCAAATAGCTTGTCAAATTCCTGCTCGATAATGCCCGGCAGGACCTCGTGGGGACGGCGGGTAATATCCTCTGTCCACTTCTCAATGTGGTTGACGTAATCCTCCGCCTGCTGGCGGACTGCGGGAGGAGTATTGGCTGACCAGTCCCAGTACAGTTCACCCTCGGGGGTCTGGAACTGCTGGCGGTATCGCTGGGCATCATCGTAGTTAAAGTCAGGGGCTCCCCACCAGTTCTCGTTCAGCTCGTCGGTGGTAGCCTGCTGCTGCTGCTGGGCCTGATCGTGCTGCCATTGCAGGTACTCTTGGTACTGCTGCTGCTGCTGCTGATTCTGCTGCTGGGACTCTTGGGCCTGACGCTGATAGTGGTCTGCCCACTGTGAGTTCTGGTCCTGTAGCTGGTGATAAGATTCCAGCAGACGATTGGCCGCCTCTGTATCGTCGCTGACGCCAGAGAAGCCAAGGGATTCAACTTGCTCAGAGAGGGTTGGTCCCGTGTAAACCGGATCGGGTTGCGGTACAAACTCTGGCTCTTCAGCAACTACGTCTGTGAGGTCGAGCGTCGGGGCTTCTGTGGGCTCTGTTGTGTCCTCGGGAATCGCTGTGTCCACAACGTCTTCCATAACGTCTTCTTGGGTGATATCAGATGACATAAAGTTTTCCTTACCTTGGGTTTAGGTATCCCTCAACGAGAATGTCCCCTATTGGTGTACATCCGTGCAAGGGTATTTCAGGGTTTTTTCTTGGCCTTCCGCCACCAGAATAGGACGTGCATCCAGAACTTGACCAGACCCACCTTCGCAAAGCCCCGTTTGAAGATGTGATTCTTGGCTGCAATAAGCTCCTCGCACGAGTTGGTCCGGACCATAACCCTGTCCCTCTGCCCAACCTTAATAAATCGGATCTTCATAATAGCCTCCTGATGGGAATTGGTTGAGTCCTTTATTCACTACACGTTCAGCCGTTAGGGCTTTGAGAAGAGGAGAGAGGGAGGGCACGTCTTCAAATGGAAGCTCGTAGGTGTAGCTGCCGCCCGGTGCACCGTGAACGCGGGCCCCCTCTAGAGGAACGTCACCCATGAACAAATACTCGCCCTCGTCTATACCAAGGTCTGTCTTCAGGTCACCCAAGGGAACCTCAAAGACGCGGATGTTGTCTGGATCAACCCCTATCGCCCCACTAATGCCGCCCCCAAACCCCGGCGGCAACGCTACTCCCTCTTCGTGTGCCCTGCTCCACAGATTTTCGATCATATCTTGATACTTGACTCCAAGAACCTCGGCCACCTCTTCGCGACTCGACGCCGGGTTCCTCAGGGTCTCAACGGCGTCCTCTGTGAAGGTGCGGGGCCAGTCCCTAACGTCGTCGTAGAGGTCATCCCCAACGGTGCTGAGGAAGTCCCCAATCTCGTCGTCGGCGGCACGGTAATACTCCTTCAGCATGACCTTGGTTGCGTCACCTGCCTCCGCCTTCCTTCCCGCCTCACCAATGCTCGCCAGTGACCTGAACCATCTTTCCATCGCGACTCGGGCACTCGGGTCAACAGTCATTGATACACCCTGCCCAACACCGAGCCCCCTCCGGCCACTCCACTCTATGGGGTCCCCGGCAACCGTTTTCAGCATAGCGGTGTCGGCTTGACGGGGGGCAATGAGCCTCCCCGCCTCCTCAATTTCTTTCCCAAAGGGGCTCACGTGGTATGCCACGTCCGGGTCCATGCCCACATCTTCAAGAAACATCTCGTCAAACCTGAACGGCCTCTGTGGAGTGAAATCATCAAACACCCTCGGCTCCACGTTCTCGCGAATGGCCCTGTTGGCCTTGGTGGCACCTGACCGCTGCAATGCCTTCCTGCCAACCAAGGCACCGCCGATAAGGTTCAGGGGATCTACTGCCATCTCTGTGAGTAGGCCACCGAGGAAATTCAGCGTGGTATCTTCCTCGCCCGCTAGGTTGTAATGACGCAGCAGGTCCCGACCTGTGGATCGGTTCTCGCCACTGGTCATGCTGCCCCACTGATCCCACGGGTCTTCACCGACAAGGGCGTCCCGAAGGGAACTACCCGGCAGGTCTAAGACATTGCCGACTTTACCGAGGGCTTCTAGGATGCCCATGCTTAATACCCAAGGTCATCAGGTGCGCTCACGCGGGGCATGTAGTACGGCAACTCATAGCTACCCGATGCTGGGTCCGGGCCAGAAAGGTTTTCCATAGGATCAGTCGGAGCGTAATACTCCGGGCCCGGGAGGTTCATCTGGAGAATCTCCAGTGGAGTGGACGTGTTGAGGGGCTCGTTTGTTCCGCCGGATTGCTCTTGGAGGATGTTGCGTAGTTCGGGATTATCGTCGAACATCTCTTCCAACCAAGCGGGGGATGCCTTGCCAGCCAATATCGCCTGTGTACTTCCGGGCAATCGCCGGGACTGACGCCAGAGATGGCGGGCTCGGCGGGTTATCGGAGATGCAGCGCCACCGGCTGCACCACGCAAACCACGGCTCTTATAACCCTTGCCAATGCGGGATAGTACACCAGTCCGGTCTGGCCGGTACTTCTTTAGCGCCTTGGGAACCACAACTCCAGCAGCTCCTAGCATATCCTCTGTAATGCCAGAGGAGCTTGGCTGGCCAAGGACATCCGCAAGAGAATCCTTGAGTGCCTGAATCTTCTTCTCCCGGCGGGTCTCTGCGCCCGCTCGGCCAGCAAGCTGTCGCGACAGTCGCTTTCCTTTAATAGCCCCGGCACCCCTGCGGGCACGAATGATCTTCGGTAAAGCCTTCAGGAGACCTGCTCCACCAAGATAGGTCAGTGGGTCCATGCCAAGCTCTAGGAGGAAGCCGGGGATTCCTCCTACTCCGGTTACCTCTTCTGTGGTTAACCGGTCTACATCGCCGAATGGGTTCAAGAGTTGGTCCAGTGGATTCTCACCGCCAATGAGATCCCGAACAATGCTCCCGGGGAGATCCGCTAGATTGCTGATGCCAGTAAAGATTCCCAATTGAGTTCTCTCCTTAGATTGGAACTTCCGTCATTTCCGATCCCATGCCCAAAGGGCATCCCGCACATCATCAAAGCCTATGATCCGCCGCTCCTCTGGGAACAGTATAAAAGTTGGGCACGTCGGGACGCTATGGCCATATCCGTATTGATGGGCATACGGACTGGTGATCTGATAGCTCCCCGGACGTGCCGCATATCGTTTCAGCCCATGCTTCAAAAACATCTCAAGGGCCGCCGTGTGGTGGTGACCAATGACACCAATGTCAAATGTCTCGTCGCCAAACTCATAGTGCCGCTTGACAGCATGGGTCTGGTTCAGACTGGAGTTAAAACGACCGGTCTGATGACGGATCAGCATATCATAATTCTGGCCAGCCACATCAATCTTTAACTTGGCCTCAGCCGGGGCATAACAAATCTTGTGCTGGGCAGCAATCTTGGCTAAGAAATCCACCCCGCCGATCTGCTTGGTCCAGTAATCATGGTTGCCAGATATGATCGTGAGGATCTTCTCACCAAAGATCGTCAAGTAATGGTCAAACAGCTTCCACTGATCGTCAGGGGAACTCTTCGATCCGATCATGGCTGAGCGGTGCTTGATGTGATTATCAACCCCGTCACCCACAAACACCGCATAGAAACCCGGGGTCTCCCGAATCAACTCCGCATCTTCACGCATCCGCTTAAAGTCACAGGCCGTACCCGGCGCAATGTGCTGATCCGAAATACAGGAGATGGCAATCGGACCACTATTAAACCGGATATTGAAGCGGCCATGATTCTTGGCCTTGACGATATCCTTCTTCGCCCGCTGCTCCGCCTTGTCCCACTCGTTGCCCCCGTCCCAGTCGTCCTGCCAGACCGGCTCAACCTCCACCTCTCCAGAAGCCACCTTCTTATAATGGTCTATCCGTTCTTCCAGATCGACCACCTCATACTGCAACGCTGCGTTCTCAAACTCCACAACCTGACTCTCAGGTGGGATTGGGCGAGGTGCTTCCATCACCTTGAGCTTGTTGTCGACGCTGCTGGCACTTCTGCCTAAGCGGGCACCAATCTCGTGCCTGTTCGCCCCGGCCTTACGCATGTCCAGCAAGATTCGCTCTTCCTCGTCTGTCCAGAATCGTCTTCCCATCAGACTTCTCCTCACAAGACAAAGGTTCAATCTCCCGATTGTCGTCAAAAAAGTGAGGCAAAATCTAGTGCAATCCTTGTGGGCACAAAGACAACCTGATATCTTCAGAGTGCTCGCCACAGGTGCGATGCGGGGTAGATTCCTCCTCCAAGATGAAACGTGCCCCGCATCGTACCAGCGTGCTGATGCAAGCCACTATGTGTGACAATCCTCTGATTGGAAGTAGTGGCCGGTAAATGGACCACCACCGATTGGCTGAGGCCAACAAGATGTGGACGCAAAAGGAGTCGTGCCGATGACCCGTCGGGGTGTGGTGAGCCCCTACCCGGCGGAGAGGACGACAGACCAGCCTGCACTCGCAGGAGAGCCCGAAAGCCTCTTTCAGAAGAACTTGGCCGGGCCCACGACTCAGGGGGCGATAGGTTAAAGGGCAAACGTGTATACTAGCCCCTATGAAACGATACTACCTCGTACCGCACGATCACCCAAACCAGAACCTCAAAGCCGGGTCCGTACTCGTTTGGGATGGCCTGACCTCCAATAACCCCCTGCCAGAGGCCGATCCAGATAAACCACTCATGCTCATGAGGCCAATCTTCTCCAGCTGGCAACATATCTACCATCTCTATGAAGAAAACCTGATAGAGTTCGTGCCCGCCACGGAACCAGAGCCACCAATGTTCCCATACAGCACACCGCCACTCTCATAGCAATCATTCGGTTGCTAAACACCTGATCCGACCCTCACGCGATCACGTACACCAAACCATCACTAACAGCCCACCAACTCGCTAATCACCCACTCTCACCACCAAAACCCCCAAAACATAGCGTTTCTCTGGGCCACTTGGCCCCGGATAGTGAAAAAATCGGTGAGTGGGACATTATGAGATGCCCGGGGGCGGGCGGGGCCGGACGGGCGGGGTCTGGCAGCGGCAAGCCGGTGCAGCGACTGAGGTTAGATCGTGCAGCACCGACACCAGCCGCGCAGCAGCAAGCGGTCGTACATGATCCGAACCACGTACGACCGCCGCCGCTTCCCGTTGTCGGGGGGGCGACTATCGAGTCGCCACGTGCCGATCATAGGCGGCCCTGATTGTCGCTTGCCGTGCCAGTATCTGGCCGACCGTCTCACGTGTCAGCGGAGCAGCTGCCAGTGGCGTCGGTGGCTTGTCGGCCCAGCGCTTAGCGGTCGGCACTGGGTATCGGTCGTGCGGTCCGCCTGTTGCCGCGCTGGTGGGCGGCACGCTCTCCGCGGCTACCAGTGGCAAGCAGGCTGGCACGCTCTGCCAGCAGCGGAGCTGCACGTGCTCAGCGGGTGCCACGTGTTCGCGCTTCAGCTTACGTTCGCCGATGGCCAGCACTTGTCGCAGCGCGTCTGCCACGTGCCAGCACTTGTCGTGCAGCGTCTGTTTCGGCATGCCGAGCGCCTTTGCGGCGTCTGACTTGACGCCACCGGCGGTCACAATAGCGCGGACAATCTTGCGATACGATCGGCACTGCTCAGCCGAGTGATTCGTGCAGTTGGCAGGAATCATACGCTTGACA